ACAATAAAATTTAAGTAACAATGAGTAAAGAAACGAATCTTTATAAAAAGAAGGCTGAACTTTACCAATCGTTCAAAGACTTATTTGAGCGTTGCGAAAAAGAAGGCCGGGCAATGAATGCAGATGAAATGCAGATGAAAATTGCCTATGTAAAAGAGATGGAAGACATTCAGGCGACTATTGATACAGCCGTTGAATTGGCTAACATCGAGCGCACAATGGATGATCCGGTATATGACGCAAAAGGAAAAAAGACCGGTGAAAAAGCAGGTGATGTATCAATGAAACGTGAATCCGCTTTGCATAAGTGGATAAGGGGAAATGATTTGACACCGGAAGAAGTTGCACTTTTGAACCCTACGGCTGACAAAAGATTTGGAGGCGTGGCAGTTTCAACAAATATGCCTAAATTACAAGAAAATTGGGCTGAATTGAGGGGTACGAACTCAACTGTAACAAACCCAACCTATGCACAGGATATAACTTTAAGTTCATTTTTCGGAGCTACAAAAAAAGCCTTCGGGGGCTGGTTTGATGCAACAACCGAAATTTATGACAACAGCGGAGCAACTATGTATATGCCTTACCATCATGACGTAGGTAACACCGGCGCACAAGAGGCCGTTGGTACTGATATGGTGGCAACTACTGAAGACCTGGCAACCAACCGTCAACAGATTGATTCTTATTTCCACTCAAGTGGTGGTTTTAAAGTTGGTTGGGATGCTTTGGCCGATGCAAGTTATGACCTTAATACCTGGCTTTTACAGCCAATCAGTGAAAGGTTGATGCGTATTTTAGCAACAGCCGCAACAACCGGAACCGGATCGACAGCACCGAATGGAATCGTAACAAGTTCACGTAGGATGGAGCTTTACCAGAAAGGGGTAACACCTACGGCAACCGATATGAATAATCTTTTAAAAGCTGTTGATTGGGCTTATCATACCAGCGATAAATCAGGCTGGATGTTTAATTCAAATACGATGTTCAGGATTGCAGCTACGGTAAAGAGTACACTCTACAACACTGAACCTTTATGGAATCCTTCATTGGCTGCCGGTATTCCGCAGACTTTGTACGGTTACAAATACTGGATTAACAACGATATGTCAAGCGTTGGAACAGGAACAGTAGCTATGTTATTCGGTGATTTCAGTTACCAGGTTAACCGTTGGGTTGGAACTCCTACACTTATCCGTTTGAAGGAACGCTATGCAGAACTTCTAAGTGATGCTTTTATTTATGTGATGAGGTTTGACTGTGAATGTAAAGTGGCAAAAGCTACAACTACAACTTCACATCCAATCGGACACTTAGTAAGTATCGGTACTTAATCTTTAAGGTTATGGCTGGAAGACCAAAAAAAGAAGTACAGGGCGAAAGTCCTGTACTTTTAAAAACAGTTAAAATCTGGTTTCCTTGTGATACCTATTACGAAGGATTGCCTCCATTTAGTCCGGGTGAACAGGAAATTACAGAGGAATTATTCAAGTTAATCGAAGGAAAAGGAACATACGAATTGAGATGAGTTCAGCATTAAAAGTAGTAACGGCGGCAACAGATACTTGTGTTAGTTTAACAGAAGCTAAACTTCATTTGAAAGTAGAAAATACAACAGATGATAGTTTGATAACTGTGCTTATAAAAGCAGCACAGGAGGCAGTTGAAGCCTATACGAACAGAGTGTTAATGTCAACTACTTTCGATTTACAACTTGATGAAATAAAAGACTGCGAAATAGAGTTACCCGCAGCACCAGTTAGTTCCGTGACTTCCGTTAAATATTATGATGAAAGCAACTCCGAACAAACTTTGGCGTCGGGTAACTATTTTTATTCAATCAACCAGGAGCCGATGGAAATAGAATTTATCACGGTTCCTGGTTATTATACTCAGCGGTTTGATGCTGTTACCGTAAGATTTGTAGCAGGTTACGCAAATGCGGCAGCCGTGCCAAATGCTTTAAAACAAGCTGTTCTTTTGTTGGTTGGTGATCTTTACGAAAACAGGTTAGACCTTCCGAGAGAACGGTTCACAATGTGGAAACAATTAGTTTATCCATATAAATTATTTTACTAAGATGAAAAAGATATTATTTATTATTTGCCTTTTTGCCTCAATCGGTTTGTTAGCACAAACGCCAACATCAATACAGGCAACTAAAACAACGATTAAATCAACCTTTGCAATGACATCGGTAACTGGATCTGATACAAGTTTTGTATTAACTTTTCCTATGGAGAATTTAATAAAAGGTTATTCAATTCAGATAGCATTAACAGATACGGTTGAAACCGGTGGGTTAGGAGCATTTTTATATTGGTCACTTGATGGAAGTAATTATATACAATTAGGTGATTCTTTAGCTTTTGCTGTAAGTACATACCCACTTTCAAAGGGTTGGACTGGAAGCGTATTCCCTTACACCTTTGCAAAGATAAAAGTTAAGAAAAACGGTGCTACTGATGGCGACATTAAACTATTAACGAGATTTGATTATTAATGCAAGTTGATATTAAAGTTGGTGAACTTGACCGAAGGATTCTTTTCCAAAATCCTACGGAAACGCAGCAAACGAACGGCGAAATTCTTAATAGTTGGACTTCGCACGCTTACAGATGGGTTAAAGTTGAACCGTTCACAGCAACGGAGATTAACGAAGGTGGGATACTGACAGTCTATTCAAGAGCTGTATTTACGGTTCGTTATGACGCAGCAATAAACGAAAAGATGCGTATTTATTACGATGGAAAGATTTTTAATATTCAGGGATTTTCAGAGATCGGACGGCGACAATATCAGAGAATCGAATGCGAAAGCCGGCAGATTTCAAACGGGATTTTTGTTGACAGTACAGAAATTACAGTTGACAGCACACTAATTTATTCAGACGCAGAATGGCAGTAACAGATATAACAGTTGGCACAGTTGCCAACGATGGAACGGGGCAAACTTTACGGGCTGCATTTCAAAGGGTAAACTCTAATTATGATGAATTTTACAAGGATGATGGAGCTACAATATTTGCCCGTAGAATTGATATTTCACCTGCCGGAGCAACACCAACAAAATTGGAAATTGAAGCTGTTGTTGGAAATACAGTTGATCATGTAACTGGATGTATTTTCATTTTAAGAGATTTAACAAATGTTAAAACATTGTTTTGTATTTCAGACCAAAGTGATTTTTTAATAAGTTCATTTACAGTAGTGGTATGAGTTTAGGTACTGCAATATATAGTCTTTTAAGAACTAATTCAACCGTAGTAAGTACGTTCGGGACGCGTATTTATCCTATTGTAATACCTCAAAACGTTTCAGCAAATATACCGGCTATCACTTATCAGCAAACCGGAATGAACCCAAACGACACTAAAGACAAATATTCAACAGTTTGGAATGTAAGAACAGTTCAGTTAATTGCTTATGGTCATAGTTTTGAACTTGCAGAAACATATTGCGATTTAATTGAATTAAAAATGATAAGATACAAAGGAACTATCGGAGGTGAAACAATAAAAACTATTTATTTGGTTGATGAAAGTTTAGATTACATACAGGATTTTACTATTAAAGGCGACGGGAAAGGGATAGGTGTATTTACTTGTACAATGAATTTTAACATAATTACAGGATAATGGCAATTACTGATAATTTGGTTGCTTTATGGCAAAACGGAAGCCTTGTAGATGCAACGGGAAGGGGTAATGATTTAACAGCGGTTAGTTCTGTTCCAAGTGTAGCAAGTGGGTTATCGGGTATTCCAAATGCTTTAAGTTTTGATGGAAGTAATTATGCAACAAGGATAAGTACAGCCGATTTAGTATTAAATGAAACTGACTTTAGTATATCAATATGGATAAAAGTTGATGAATCTTGTTTATCTACTGGGGCTGATATATTAGTTAAAGAAAATACTTTTTTTTATTTATCTGATTATCCTGTATATACATTAGACGCTTATAGCACTATATTAATATCCGATCTATCTTATGTGGTTGATACTAATTATCATTTAATAATAATAAAACAAATAAGTGGAACCACTACAATTATTATAGACGGTGTATTGCAAGATGATGAGAAATATATGCCTGTTGAAGATATTGGAAGCGATTTATATGTAGGTATGGCTTGGGCTTTTTCTGGTTTAATTGGTCAAATTGCTCAACTTGCAATATATAAACGTGCATTAACAGCAGAAGAAATAACCTATTTATATAATGAAGGAAACGGAAGGTTAATAACTTTAGCTCCGGTTGCTGAAACAAATTTAAGTACAAAAATTTACAATTTATTAATTTCTAATTCAGAAATTGTAAATCATTTTAAAAATAAAATATTTCCTATTGTTGTTCCTGAAGGTGTAAAAATACCTGCAATAACTTATAATAGATCAGGTATGTTTCCAAACAATACAAAAGATAAATATTCAACAGTCTGGAATGACAGAGATATTCAAATTACTGTTTATGCAAAATCCTATTCTTTGGCTGAAACTTATTGTGATTTAGTTGAAACTGTCTTAATAAGATATACAGATATAAATTTTAAATCAATAAAATTAACAGATGAGCTAATTGATTTTGATGAAGATTTTACCGTTCAGGGAAGTTCAGAAGGGATTGGAGTATTTTTAGGAGTTATGAATTTTAATGTAGTAACAAAATGAGAGTAATAGTAATAAAGCCTTTTCAGGTTTGGGTTGACAGGATTTTGCCGGTATCGGAATTTGTAGTAGATATTGATGATCCGATTGCCAAGCGTGGTATCATTAACGGATTTTTAAAACCTGTTGATAAGGAAGACATTGAAAATTTTAAATATTTGGAATCGAAAAAAATAAAAACTAAAGATAAGGAGAAAAAGAAATGACAGTCTGGGCAGGAGCGATTAACGGGACAAAAGTAGGTTTATACGTCAATGCTACATTGATTGCCTACGCTAAAAATGCAAATATCAGCCGGTCAGTTAATATGATCGATGTAACAACCAAAACCAGTGCAGGCGTTTCAAATGTACTGCCGGGATTAAGTTCATGGACTTGCTCTATTGATGGGCTTGTGGCTTATGATTCGGCAGCAAACGCAGAATTTTTGGACGGGCTTGTCACAGGGCGAACAGTTTGCGCTTTGATATTCAGGCCGGAAGGTTCAACAGCAAATGCAGGAAATGCACAATGGACGGGTAGCGCTTATATTGATTCAATCGAGATTACAGCACCGATGGAGGACGCTATGACATTCAGTGCGAGCTTTACCGGAAATGGTGCGTTGATACTTTCAAATAATACTTAAAGGAGGAAATAAAAATGACAGTTTGGGCAGGAGCAATAAACGGAACAAATGTAGGGCTTTACGTTAATGGAAGTCTTATAGCGTATGCAAAGAACGCAAATATCAGCCGGTCAGTTAATATGATCGACATAACAACTAAAACGAGTGCGGGAGTTTCGGGTGCGAGTCCGGGAACCCGATCATGGACTTGTTCTATTGATGGGTTGGTGTGTTATGATGATTCAAGCACAAAGAACGCAGAGTTTTTAGATGGGTTGGTCACAGGACGGACGGCTTGCACAATCAAGTTTAAACCAACAGGAACTAATAAATCAGGAAATGCGGAATGGGTTGGTAGTTGTTATATTGACAGTCTGGAAATAACTGCACCGATGGAAGATGCAATGACTTTTTCAGCAAGTTTCACCGGTAATGGAGCATTAACTAAATCAGATATAACCTAATGAAAGTACAGCACTTTGCAGATATTAAAGTAGGTTTCTTTGGCAAAAGGATTGGTTTTCTTTTTGATATGTATGCCTGGTTAAATCTTTGGCAAAACAAAGGAATAGATTCCGGGCTGGGTGTTAATGAGGTTATTTATTTTGCTTACGTAAGCTGGTGTAAGGACACTGGAAAGCGGGCAAAGTTATCCGGTGAACAGTTGGTTAAATTGATTGAATCCGCACCTAGTAAGGAAGTGGAAAACATTAAACGGGTACTGGCAGAAAGCACAAAAGATTTACAGAAAATCAAAGAGAGTGCGGAATCGATGCTAAAAAAAAAATAACAGTTGATGAAATAATTGAGGTGGCGTTTGGGCAGATTGGGATTCCCCCGCAGGAGTTTTGGCGAATGAGTTTGAAAGAATTTCGGTTAACTCAGCGGGGGTTTTTTGAAAGGTTAAAACAGGAACAACAAACAAGATGGGAACAGACAAGATTTATAGCATTTTACGGATTGCAGCCTTACACAAAGAAAGGGAAGTTAAGAAATTTCAAAGACCTGGTAGAGTTTGAGTGGGAAAAAGAAAAGCGAAAAGAGGTAGAGTTACCAACAAAAGAGGAAATGGATTATTTCAGACGAAAGAGTGGGCAATTTATTGATAAGGATGGAAATTTTCATAATTAATGGCGCACATACCAATAAGAGACGGTAAAAGTTCAGGAACTACATTTGGAATTGATGTAGAGCAAAGTCCAGAATTAAAAAGTA